CATCTCCCTTCGCAGGGCCGCCAGCTCCGCCCTCGAGTCGCCCCAGCGCTCGGGGTACTTCCTGCTGAGGAACCACTGGAGGTAGCGTGGGTCCCTCTCGCCGGACATCATGATGCGTGTCACGGCCGACGCCTCTGCGTCCGCCTCCGCCTTGGCGAGCGCCGTTGCGAACTCCGGATGCTTCCTCTTGTGTATGTAGACCGCCTGGGGGGTGACGCCGACGACCTTTGCGGCGGCGCAGACGTAGTTGCCGTTGCGAACGACCTGGAGGATGGTCTCGAGGGCCTCCTTGGTCAGCCTGCCCTTATGCCGAGTCGCCATCGTCCTCGTCATCCTCGTACAGGGCCTCGGCGTCGATGTCACGGTCCTGCTGCCTGTCCCAGACGCCGAAGACGAGGTTCGCCAGGGCGATGGCCGCATTGCCACGCTGCACGATGTCCTCGCAGGACACGCTGATGTGCATCAGGGTCTCCAGGGATGTGCGCATGGCGTCATGGAGGTCGTCGTCGCTGAAGAACATGGCGTCACCCGTTGATTGCGTAGTAGGTGATGTGGCCGCCGACGGTGGCCGCCGATCCGAGGTTGAGGACCAGGTCCTCGCCCACGTTCAGCGTGGTCATCAGCGCCATCGGGCCGCCCGGCGCAAGGAAGTTGCTCGTGCAGGTCACGCCGCCACGCTCGGCGATGGGCATGGGGCCGCTGATGTCGGTGGCGTCCGACTTCCACTTCAGGGTGACGTCGGCGTCGCTGAGCACCGTGTACGCAAGCACACGGATCCTCTGGTTCGGAAAGTCCGAACCGGTGACGATGACGTTGTCGCCCGACGTTGCCTCAATCTTGGCGAACTGTAAACTCATGTTTCGATCCCCCTCACTGGCTTAATTGACAGTTTGACCGTCTTGCGCTCATGGAACCCCTTGGCGTAGCGCACGGTCATGCTGCTGACGCCCTCGTGGTTGTCGTCAACGATCGTGCCGTGCCGCTTCATGGCGTCCAGAAGGGTCTTGTTGACGGAGTCGATGTCGATGGGGTTCCTGCGTGTCTGGTAGATGGTGAGCGTGATGTCCACGGGCACGCTGAAGCGGGGCAGCTCGTCGAGGTACGGCTTGAGGCCGTCGTAGCCGAGCTTGTCTGGGTTGCCCCGCTTGCCCCTCTTTCCGTTGACCTTCAGCCTTGACTGGTGTCGTGCCGGCGTGCGCAGTATGTCGTTGAGGAGGACGGGGCAGGCTTCGATGTGGACTGTGTGTCTCATGCGATACGAGAGTGTCACCTTGTGATTTCCACCTCGACGCCGCCTGCGTCGGCCACGACGACCGTGACCGTGTGGGCGCCGACCGCCATTGGCTCGGTGAGCGGCTGCATGAAGCTCTTCTCCCTCTCGCCCTCGTCGCTGACGGCCACGGCGAGGAAGTTGCCGAGGAAGTCCGGGCACGACAGGGAGAACTGCAGGGGGTGCGGTGCGGGGTCGGTGCCGTCGTAGCGCACGGACACGCACGACCTCGACTGCTCCCCCGAGCAGAGCTTGAGCGCCGCCGTGTGGATGCCGAAGTCCCTGCCGTCAACGTGCCATCTCCAGCCTCCGGACCTGGCCGGCAGGAACATCCTTTCGTTGCTGACGTCAAGGTATGCGACATGGCCTACGTAGCTGAACTTGGACAAAAGCCCAAGCAGGGTTATCGAGATTTTGTCCTCGTGGACGATTGATTGCCTGAGGTCAATTCTGTACTTCATGTAGCCACCTCTCCATGCAGATTGCCATTCGCAAAGGAGTGCCCTTGACGGATTTTTCGCCTTGCTGTAACCTACAGCGTAGGTTACTTGCAAGGTTGCTTTTCACATCTTTTCCAGTATCTTCGAGATCAGCGGGTTCCTCACCTGCGCATCCTCCGGGAGCCTGATGATGGCTATGCCGGGGATATTCTCGAGCCTATTCACCACGTCCATGCAGCCCTCCCTCAGGTCGGACTGGAACGGGTCGCCGGTCACGATCAGCTTCGATCGCCTGCCGACACGGGTCAGGAACAGCTTGAGCTGCGCCGCCGTGGCGTTCTGCGCCTCGTCAAGCAGCGCCACCGAGTGGTTGAACGTCCGCCCCCTCATGAACGCCAGCGGGGCGAACTCGAGGGCCTCGTCGATTCGCTTCCTGTCCTGCCCGCCCGCTCCGCAGCAGGTGTCGAGGCTGTCAAGGATCGGTATCAGGAAGGGATGTATCTTCTCGTCGCTGCTGCCCGGCAGGTAGCCCATCTGCTCCGTGCAGACCATGGGCCTCGTCAGCAGGATTTTCCTGGCCCTCTTCTCGAGGAATGCCCTCGCTGCGTAGGCCGTCGCTATCTGCGTCTTGCCGCAGCCGGCCGGGCCGAGCAGGAACGTGATTTCGTTGGTTTCGATTGCCTCCCACGCCGCCTTCTGGTGGTGGTTTAAAAACGTGAAGTGGAACTTGCCGACCGTCTTGTCGGCGAGCTGGGGGTGCGGGGTGGTAGCCGCAGACTCCACGTCGAGTCTTTTCTTCTTGGCTCTGGACAAGTTTCTTGGCCTTTTAGTTTGAGTCGCCTAAGGCGTTCTGGCACTTCTCGCACCTGGCGAGATGATCCTTCAGCTTTGCCTCTGCGTCGTCGAGGCTGCGTTTGGCCGTGTCGTTGCCGGGCTGCTTCTCGACGATCTCCCTGAGCGTACCGATCGCAAGAACCAGGCCTGCGGTCAGGCCGCAGATGTCAAGGCAGGGCAGGTCCTCGTTGACCAGTAATCGACCGATTGCGTCATCGTCCACGTCAGGCCTCCTTCCTGCAGCTTCCGGGGCTGTACGGCTTCTTGCCGGGCACGGGCTCGTAGCCCTTCCAGCACCGCTCCTCCACGGCCTCGCCACGCAGCATCTTGTATGCGATAGCAAGTGCTTGCTTAATGGGATACCCATCTTTCCTGAGTTGCCTAATGTTTGCCTGAAAGGCCTTCTGGCTGTGTCCCTTGTCTAGCGGCATCGGTCGTCTCCTTGGTTCGCTTTAATCCAGTGAATGAACAGGAACATCGTCAGCAGCATAGCCACGACGAGAGCGTCAGATCCGTTGCTCATTTGAGGAATTTGAGCTTGTATATGGTCGAGTACGCTGTTGATATCAGCTCCTCGATCATGTTCACATAATGCCCGTAGGCTGACATGTCGGCGGCCAGGTCCTTCTTCGCCTCGTCGAGGAGAAGCACCAGGCGCATCACGGCGTCAAGGCCGGAGCCCTGAAACCCTGCATCAACGTGAACCATGTCGAACTCGACTAGGCCGTGCTGCCCCTGCCAAGTCTCGATGAAAGAGTCGGCGAAGTCCCGAACGTCCTCATAGATGCCAAGCGCCTTGTGCTCCGCATAGCTGGTGGTCTTCAGGTGGCACTCGTGTATCATGTCCGCCACCGACAGAAGCCTCGCCGCAAACTCGCCTATTTCCATGTTCGATACCCCCTCTGTGTAATGAACAAGTGACTACCTAACGTGCCGGAGCACCCAGTAGTTGCCCTCGACGACCTCAAGGCAGGCGTTTTTCGTCGCCCGTGCGAAGGTGGAGACGTCCGTGCAGACGGGGCCGTACGACCAGTCGTCGCCAAACATGATCCCGCCCGGCTCGAGCAGCTTCCAGAATCCGGACACGTCCTGGTGGACGTCCGGCGTCTCGTGGCTTCCGTCAACGTAGATGAGCTGGGCCCTCACGCCCCTTCGGAGGAGCCAGCGTGCGCAGTTGACGCTCGTGTTGGGGACGGTCCGGAGGTGCTCGAGGCAGCCAGCGTGCTGCATGTTTGACAGGAACTGCCTGTAGAGCTGCGGGTAGCCGTACTGCGTCCGGAACAGCCCCCCGAAGGCCTCCCCCTCCATGTGCTCGATGCCGCCGAGCCACGTGTCGCAGCACCAGAGCCTCCAGTCCTTGCCCATGACGGGCAGCTTGACGGCCCTCATGGCGTTGTAGAGCCGGATTGCGCTCATGCCCTTCCAGGTGCCCACCTCGATGACGTCGGTGGGGTCAACCTCCCTGACGAGACGGTCGAATATGCCGCTGGTGTGGTTCCAGCCCTGGTAGTCGGCCGGCAGCAGGTCCTCGGGCAGAAGCGGGCTCATGTCAGTCTCTCCAGAACGTACTTGATCAGCGCCTCGGTGGTGCAGTACTTGCGTGCGTGCTCATAGGCCTCGTCCATCGCCGGCAGGAGCTCGGGGGTGACCCTCGTCCCGTGTCTCTTCCTGTACCCCTCGACGACGTCCTTGGGGAACGTCGTCATGGTCATGCGTGGGCAGCGGTGGAGGTCGGGGAAGTGCGGCATGCAGTGGTTTGCGAGTATCTCATAGTGCCGCAAACAGTCCCAGCCGGCCTTTTTGCTCGTCTGTCCGAAGTGGCTCCTGGCGTAGTCGAGGTGGTACTCGTCCTCGGAGTGGAACACGTATGTCCTCGGGTCGCCCGGGACGCACGTCGCCATGACCTGCACCTTCGGCACGTTCCTGCGGAAGAGCTCCCTGGGGATGCCGAAGCTGATCGGGTGCAGCTTCGGGTCGTCGTTGACCAGCTCACGCTTGAAGTACGTCCCCTTCTGCACGACGGCCCAGTAGACCCCGTTGTGGTCCTCCCCGTCCAGCAGGGCTATCTCGTTCGGCCTGTAGTGCTTGAACACCAGGTCCATGTGTTCCATGCATCTGGTGACGCTGCCGAACACGACCCTGTCGTAGTGGCGGTCACGTATCTTCTCCTGCACGGTCTTTGGGTCGTCCTGCGTGGCCGGCCTCCTGAGCCTGCAGTACAGGCTGAAGCCACGCCCGTAGAGGGTGTGCTTGCTGGGGGCGTAGTCCAGCGACATGTAGTCGGGCGGGCTCGAGGACTCGTAGTCGTCGCCGTGCACCATCCTGCCGCCATGATAAACCATGTCGTTCAGGTAATCTGGGTAGGAAAAGTTGTTTATGTGGAGGATTTTCATTTTCTTGCCAGCACCATGAGGCCGTTGTTGTTCAGGTGATGCTCTACGACCTTCCAGTCGTGGACGGCCAGGAACTCGTCGACGGCCGCAAGGAGGCCCTGCCGCCTCGGCATGGAGTTGATCATCTCGGCGGTCTCCTTGGGCAGGACCGACAGGTCCACCTGTCCCTCGTCGTGGTTGCCGAAGCTGACGGTGTCGTGCAAAACTATGTGCCTCCTCGCCTTGTGCCCGTGCATGTAGAGCTCGGTCTTTAGCTGCCTGTAGCTGTGTAGCGTGTCGATGAAGAGAACGTCAGTCTCGACCACGGCGTCAGTGTCGAGGACGTTTGCCTGGACGAAGCGGAACTCCGTGCCCTGCTCGCCCGCTATGCGTGTCAGTTCCGACAGCATCTCAGGGTTCACCGGGTTGACGTCTATGGAAAGCAGTCTCTTGGGTTTGGCCAGCAGCAGGCCCCAGCTAGAGCACACCCAGCGAACGCCCAGCTCCGTGACGTGGTCGCAGCCCTCGGCGAGCCTGGCAAGCGAGCGCAGGTGCTCGCTGATGTCCCCGCCCTTGCGCTCGTGCAGGGTTACCCACTCCTCAGCCGTGCTGAACTCTTTCATTCTCCGCCGCCTTTCTGGCCAGAGCCACGTAGTCCTCACGCCAATGCGGCTCAAGGATAATCTTTCCCGTCCTGACCTTGCCTATGGCCTTGCCGTGCTGGACGGACTGAGCGGCAAGGTCGCTCACGTTGTTTATGCCGGTTCCCCAGCCGCTGCCGTGATACAGTCCGCAGCCCCAGCGGTATATGTAGGACATGTGCTCGGGCTCGGGGTGCTGGCTGTAGCTGCCGAGCCTCTGCGTGAACCTGCCCATGAGGCTGACGTCCACGGTGCAGTTGTCGATGGGGTGGTAGCCACCGACGCTGTCATAGAGCTCCCTCGTGAACACGAGGTTGCCGTGAAAGTGGTTTCCGCTCTTGTGCAGGCTGCCAGGCGCCGTGTGGACCCATGCGACACCGCTGTGGAATATGCCGTCTTTCATCCGCTCGACGGCCATGCTGAGGTGCCAGGGGAGGAAATAGTCGTCATCCTCCCATACTGCGATGATGTCGTGCGAGCACATGTTGACGTTGCTGGCGAACTTGCGCCCGAGAGGCTTGATCTGTTCCTTCAGGTTGACGACGACGACCTCGGGGTGCTGGTAGATCAGCTCCTGCTCTGCGAAGTCGTTAAGAATCACGAGCTCCTTCTTGCCGGGGTAGTCCTGGCGCAGGAAGCTCTCGATGGCTTCCTCGAGGCACCAGGTCCTGCCGTAGGTGCTCGTGAAGCATGATATCGGTGGGTGGTCACTCATCGCAGCTAGGGCTCCAGTCTTCGTTTATGCTGCGGAACCTCTGGGCTGGCGGTGGCGGGGTGGTGCTGGCAGGGCCGAGGGACGCCTCTGCCTCCATCCTGCCTATGGCCAATCCTGCGTCGTAGGCTGCCTGCGACATGGCGTCGGATTCCGTCTGGAATGCACGCCACTCTTGGACTCCGGTGTGGGAGACGGTCGTGCTGCCGTGCATCAGTCCATCTCCTCCCAGGTCTTGCCCCCTGCTTTCCTCGTCCAGACGTCGGGGAAAGTGGCCTCAAGCTCTGCGGAGTTGTGCCTGAGCTGGTCGGCGGGTAGCTTTCGGGCGAAGTACCTGCGCACGGCCTCGGTGTCCCAGCCGCACTTGTAGAACCCTACGACATAGTTCTTGAACTTGTCGTTGATGGTGAGTGCGTAGGAAACTGGTTTTGGCTTGTAGAATCGGTGCTGCCACCTGAGTGCGTCGTGGCAGTAGTGCAGGCCTCCGGTCTTCTGCCGGTTGATCTCGGAAATGATAAGCTCCTCGCCGCCGAAGCCACGCATCTCCTTCGGGAAGCACTCGTTGTCGAGGAAGTTCCTTGTCTTCATGCAGAAGAAGGCTGAGCCCATGCCCATGATCTCCTTCACCTTACTTTCCACGATCGACTGGTCGGTCTCCCATATGCCGAAAAACTCTCCACGCCACCTCGGCAGGAGTTCCGTGGCGATGATTCCGCCGTTCTCGCTGACGAGCGGGCCTGACCAGATGTCGTTGCCGATTGCGCCGCTGTCGATCCCGTTCAGCAGGTACTCGATGCTGCCGGGCAGGCAGAGGACGTGGCTGTCGAGCAGGAGGGTGTACTCGGAGTCGGACTCCTCGAAGACGCTGGTCTTTGCGTGGGCCGGCCCCATCGCCTTCGGCTTGTGGACGAACTTGGCGTTGGCGAGGTTGCACAGGTGGCGGAGCTCCCGCTGCTCCGTTGGCATGTCGTCGACAACGAGAAGCTGGACCTCGTCCCTCAGGTGCGAGTAGTAGGGGACGTGGAACTGACGCAGGATGCTGAGCGACCAGAAGGTCCCCTCAACGTCATCCCACACCGGCATTCCGATCGTTAGCTTTGGCATGTTTTTGCCCTCTCTTGACGGATTTCTCGCCTTGCATTAGTGTTATGTCAGCCGAGCTAGTCTCGGGGCTGCCTAGGCAGTCAACGTGCCCACTGATGGCACCCCTCCCACCATGTATGAGTAAGGACTGCGGATTTTTTTTAGATCGCCCACTTGGCTGCGAGGTAGTTCCTGATGGATTGCTGCTCGCTGGCGGTCAGGGCACGGTTGTAGCAAATGAACTCGGCGATCTTGCCGTTGAGGAAGTCGCCGAATGGCGCAGTTGCGTAGCCGAGGTACAGCCTTCTCAGGGTTGTGGTGCCGAAGGCTATGTTTGTGTTCCATGTGGTTCCGGAGTTCTGGCGCAGGACCATATACGGTCCGTCCCCGTACTGGTTCATCCAGTAGTTCCATGTGGTTGGCGTGGCGCCGTCGGCAACCGTTCCGACCTGCAGCGAGTCAGTCCTGCCCCTGTAGGTGATGCTGCTTGACCCGCCGGTCATGGTCATGTACGAGTTTGTCGTCACGGGTGCGCTCGTGAACCCGTAGAAGGCTTGCGTCCCGGAAGCGGAGTCCACCCTCATGACGATGAAGACCGTCGAAGTCATGCTCATGTTGCTTGCGAGTGCGCCATCGAACACGTACTGCGTGCCATCGAAATCGACCACGTCCCTTGTGTTCTTGCCGGGACTTATGAGCGTCGGCCTCTGTGCGGCGACTCCCTGCGTCAGGTGATTGCCCTGGCCCGACTTGTCCTCCCACCTGCCGATTGGGTCGCCTGTGACCGTCGGGTGAGTCGAGCCGCTGTCAGAGGTGAACAGCGTTGAGTTGTCGGAGGCGTCGTACCAGTTCACCAAGTTGGGTATGACGCTTGGCGCAAAGGTCGTGGAAGTGGTCGGCGTGACGCTTGTTGATGAGGACGAAGTGGTCGGCGCAGCCGTTGACGAGGTAGAACTCACCGACGTAGTTGAGCTCGACGAAGTTGGCGCAGCCGAAGTGCTGGTGGTCGTTGTTCCTGGCGGTCCGGACGTGCTTGTAGTTGTTGTTCCGGGCGCAGCCGAAGTGCTTGTAGTCGTTGTGCCTGGCGCAACTGAAGTAGACGACGAGGACGACGAAGAAGTCGAAGAAGTCGAAGATGAAGAAGAAGAAGAAGAAGAAGAAGAAGAAGAAGAAGAAGAAGACGAACTCGTAGAGGTAGTCGACGAAGTCGCAACCGGTGTCGTTGACGAGGATTGAGTTCCGGAAGTCGAACTTGATGTCGTCGAGGTCGTTGTCCCGCCCGGCTCGGACAGGCCGAGAATGGTTATCTTGTAGACAAGGTCGGTCGTTGCGCTGGGGTTGGTCAGCGTGATCCTCTTCGACGAGGGGCTGGCCGCCAGCCAACCCCTGGACAGGTAGCTGACGGTGCTTCCGGCCTTCACCTCGACGCTGGAGTTGTTCTGCAGGAACAGGTGCTGCGGTGTGCTGGCGCCTGGGCTGAGGATCAGGTTTGCGTCAGCGCTGCTTAGCTGGAATGCGTAGATCCTCGTCAACTGCACGGGATCGTTGAGGAAGTCGACCAGCGAGTCGAGGTCTATGTCGACGCTTGAGCCCTGCGGCAGGGTCGCCTCCTGGCCCCAGACGGCGTTGACGGCCGACGACGGGTAGTTCACGGCAAGGGAGACCCTGCCGTCCTGCTGCGACGGGGCGAACGGCAGGTTCTCCCTCTCCTGCCGGTAGCCCAACGCCAGGTATCCCTTGCTGCTGGTGATCATCCGTTCGGACTACAGCCCCCACTTGTCGGACAGATAGCTTTCCACGTCGTCCCTGTCGGTCGTTCCGAGCGCCGAGTTGTACACGACGATCTCGCCGATGATGACGTTGGACCCGCCTATGATCGAGTAGTCGATGGCCGACGTGCTGCTTGCGCTGATCGAGCTGACCTGCACGCCGTCCCTCCTGACGACCCAGTTGCTGGCGTTGTACGTCAGCGTCCAGTAGTGCCAGTTCGTGTCGTTGGACTCCGTGATCTCACGCATGTTGCAGTTCGGGCCACGGTAGCGGTAGGAGAACAGGCCGCTGTCGCCGACCACGGCGATGAGGTCGCAGTTTCCGAACGGGTCCACGCTGTCACGGTAGTCGAGGAACTGGTGGGTGTTGGTGTCGGTCGTCTTTCCGGTGAAGGCTATGGTGAACTCGCCGAAGCCCGCCGAAAGGTTGGTGTTGCTGAGGCTGTCGTCAGAGTCGAAGGTCACGGCGCCGAGGCTGTTCTGAACATTGCTGTTCCACACGCCCTTGTTGCCTGCGGTCGCCTGGATGACGTTGTTGTTTCCGGAGCTGAGGTCGTCCGCAAACCCGACGCTGTCGCCGTTGGTGACGGTCCCCGTCCCGTCGTCGTTCTGCTTCACGTTGTTGGCGGACGAGAAGTCGAACCACTGCACCAGCCCTGCGATGTCGTCCGGCTGGAACGCACCCGCAGTCGTTGTGGACGTGGACGTGGACGTGGAAGTTTCAGTCGTTGACGAAGTTGAAGTCTCCGTCGTTGACGAGGTGGTCGTTGGCTGCTCCTGGCAGATTCCGCATCCCGTGATGTACCAGACGCCGTTGTACACCAGCACGGCCGTGTCGTACTGCCTCAGCAGCAGGTCATCGCTGGAGCGGAACCTGTTGGCGGCCGAGCTTCCGGCGTTGTCCGTGCTCAGCAGCACGTCGTCGGGCCCGTTGTTCGTCACGTAGACGACCTTGTATGCGTACTGCGCTGCCGAGTTCATGCCGGTGACCGTGACCTGGCCGCCGGTGCTGTTGTTGAGTGCGATGAACTTCCAGTCGCTGACTGCGAGGTCGTTGTTGTTGCCCGCCGACAGGCTGACGGACCCGTTCAGGTCCATGCTGCGCACCATGTCGCTGATGTTGGTCTTTCCCGTCGGGCCGCCCGTTGGGCTGACGGGCACGAAGTACCCGGTCGGGGTGACGAACGTGGCGTCTAGCTGGTCGGGCCTCTTTGGCGCAAACTCTGGCATGGCTGTCTCCTTATTCGTAGACTATGTAGTCGGTCGCCGCCTCGTAGACGAGCGGGTCATCGAACGTTGCGTATATCATCAGCGCCGCAGGCAGCGGCGGGGTGGGCTCGACCGGCAGCCTCGAGATGAAGTAGTTGGCGTTGCTGGTCAGCTCGGCCTGGCTGAGGGCACGGTCGTAGGTCATGAAGGCTGCGAAGTCGCTGGCCCACTTGTACCCGACGAACGTGTTGACGTTGGCGACGTAAAGGATTGGGTTGTTCACGTTCGGCCCGGAGGCGGGCGTGTCGCTGGCCAGCAGGGTGCCGTTCTTCCACAGCTTCCTCGTGGTTCCGTCCCACGTTGACGACAGGACGTACCAGGGCACGGCGATGTCCGTGGCCACGCCGTCGATGCCGCTGGTCCACCACGAGTGCTCGACCTTTCCGAGCGAGTCCTGCCTGGTGGCCACCCAGTTGAACCTGTTAGGGTCGCCGGGCACGCCAAGGCTGTACACGCCGGCGTCGTCCCACTCGCCGTTCGTGCGCACGACTGCGGAGAACGTGTAGGTCCCCGTGGTCGGGACGCTGGCCGAGGCACGGCTCCAGTATCCGGTCTCGCCCGTGAAGAAGTAGCCCGAGGGGAAGTGGATTATGTCGCCTGGGTTCTCGAACGTCAGGTCGTTGTCGCCCGCCAGGTCAAACCATGTGGTGCCGGTGCCGGGGTAGCTGGCGGCACGCCCCCCGTCGACGTAGAGGACGAGGCCGTCATTGATCGGGCCTATCGCTCCCGAGCCGCTGAAGCTTGAGCCTGCGCCAGTAAGTAAGAGACTCATCTCGCCTCCAGTTCCTTGATCCTTGCGCTCAACTGCTGCACGGCCTTGACGAGCATGAAGAGGAGCTTGCCGGGCTTCGCCTCGAGCCTGTCCGGGTTGCTGTCCATGACCAGCCTGGCCCAGTCGAAGTCGTGCAGCTCCTGTGCCTCCTGAAGCTCCTGAGCAATAAAGCCGTAGTCCGGTATGCCGACACGGCCCCCGTCTCGCTGGTTCCACGTGAACCTGACGGGCCGGAGCGTCTCGATGAAGTCGAGCGTGTCGGGCATGTCCTCTATGTCGGTCTTGTCCCTGGCGTCCGACAGCGAGCTGATCGTCGTGTCGTTGCAGCGCAGGTTCGTGACCGAGGAGTTGCCGAGCGTGAACTCGTTGCTGGCGTTGTTTGCGGAGGCCGTGGCCCCGTAGCCGAGGACCGTGTTGTTCGACCCCGTGGTGATGTTGTTGCCGGCGCCGGACCCGAGGCACGTGTTCTGGGCGCCGGTCGTGATGCCGCCGCCTGCGTCGTAGCCTATGCCCGTGTTGTGGTCGCCGGTGGTGACCGCATCGAGCGCCGTCGCCCCCACTCCCGTCTCGTACGATCCCGTGCTGACGTAGCATGCGTTCGTGCCGACGGCGGTCGAGTAGGACGCCGTGGTGTTGCTCCGCAGCGTGTTGGCGCCTATGGCGGTGATGTAGTCGCCTGTGGTGTTCGACAGAGCCGCCTCGTATCCGTAGGACGTCATCGCCAGGCCGGTGTTGGCCTGCGCCGCCCGGTAGCCTATCGCCGTGATCGGCTGGCCCGTTACGCTCTCGGCGGCCTGGTAGCCCATGGCGACGTGGTTGCTCGCTGTCGTCGACGAGGCGAGGCACCTGTAGCCTATGCCTATGTTCCCCAGCCCGGTCGTGACCGCCGTGCCTGCAGTGCTGCCTATGAATATATTTTCTGATCCGGTAGTTATCGTATCTGCAGTCTCGTAACCTATTGCTATATTGTTGTCGCCGGTGGTGATCCCCTTCAGCGGCTGATATCCGATTGCGACGTTGTAGTTGGCGCCGGTGGACGTGGAGTTGACGCCGGCCCCGGCGTTGTAGCCGACCAGCGTGTTGCCCGACGATGCGTCCAGGTAGGTGCCGCTGTTGAGGCCCACGCACGTGTTGTAGTCGTTTTTTATCGAGTTCCCGGCGTCAGTCCCGCACATCGTGTTCCCGATGCCGGTGACGCACGTGGCCAGCGCCCTGTTGCCGAAGGCGCTGTTGTAGTTGCCGGTGGTGGTGTTCGTCCCGGCGCTGGTGCCGACAAAACATGCGTCCAGGCCCGTCGTGTGGGCGTCCCCGCAGTATGCCCCGACGAACACGCAGTCGTCAGCCGTGCACTGGTATCCGGCCCTGTAGCCGAGGGCCGTCGTGTTGTCCGTGGTGCTGGCCGACCCGTTGCCCAGCGCCTCCGTGCCTACCGCCGTGTTCTGGCCGCCTCCCGACGCCTTCAGCCGCATGGCGCCGTACCCGACGGCAACGCAGTTGCTCCCTTGGTCGGCGCTCGCCATGGCGTAAGCGCCGACGGCGACGTTCTTGTCGCCGAGGGTCGTGTTGATCGCCGTCCCTGCGTCGTAGCCGCAGACCGTGTTGTCGTTGGACGTGGTGATGGAGTTCCCTGCGTTGGCGCCGATGCAGGTGTTCCTGTCGCCGGAGCCGATGTTCGTGCCTGCCGTGTACCCCACGCTCGTGTTGTATGTGCCAGCGCTTGTCTGGTTGTCTGCGTCCTGCCCGATCATCAGGCTGAAGCTGGTCGGCTTGGCGTAGATGTAGCAGTAGCCTGCGAAGAGCTCTAAGTTCGTGGAGTAGGTCAGGCTGGAGGGGCTGAGGAGGAGCTTGCCCGATGTCCCGTCGAAAAGGGCCACGGACCTGTCGGTGCTGCTCGGCGGCCCGACCACGTCCCCGAGGCTCTGCGAGCCCTGGAATCCCTGCGCACCCTGCGCACCTGCGGCCCCCTGCGCCCCGGCAGCGCCCTGGGCGCCGTTCGTTCCCGCTGCGCCCTGCGCCCCGTTCGTGCCGTTGGCTCCCTGCGCCCCGGCAGCGCCCTGCGCCCCGTTCGTGCCTGCCGTGCCGGTGGCCCCCTGAGCGCCTGCGAGGCCCTGCGCCCCTGCCGCACCCTGCGCTCCGGCAGCCCCCTGCGCCCCGTTCGTTCCGTTTGCGCCCTGCGCACCCGCAGCGCCCTGTGCGCCCGTGGGGCCGGATGCCCCCTGGAAACCCTGAGGCCCAATCTGCGTGTAGGTGACCTGCGCCACCGTGACGATCGCCGACGGGGTCGCCGGCCTCGTCGGGTTGCTCTGCGACCCGAAGGCGAGCAGCTCAACGTCCGTGTCTGGGCTCATCCACGCAAGCTCGATGTAGTCGCCGGCGTTGACGTTGACTTGGAAGTTCCACGCCGCCACCTGCTCGGCGTCGCTGCCGTCAAGCAGGACACGGGTGTTCGTCGACGCCACGTTGCTGCCGTTCTTGAGCAGCCAGATGTCTATGTAGTCGGCGCCGGCGTCCGTCTTGGTGAGCTGGAGGCTGAACTGTATGTCGTAGGTCCCGCCCTCAGTGAAGGTGATCTGGCTGTTGCTAACTATGGAGACGCCGTTGTTGTTTACAGTGTTGTTGAGGGTGATCTTGTTGACGGCCTGCGCCCCGGCGTTCGTCTGGGTCTGGTCGCTGTAGAACTGCCCGTAGTTGGCGATGACGCCGCCGGTCCCCTGGTAGCCCTGCGAGCCCTGGAAGCCCTGTGGCCCCTGAGCCCCCTGAAAGCCCTGCGCACCCTGTGCGCCGGCCGTCCCGCCGATGGTGATCTGGCCGGCCTGGTGCCCGACGGTTACCCCGCCGCTGCCCACCAGAGTCTTGTACTCGTTGAAGTTTCCGGTCTCGTCGATGCCGAGGAGCTGGTCTGCGGTTCCTGAGTTCGATGCGAACACGATCTCGGCCAGCGTGGCCTTCTTTGCCTCTCCGCCGGGTGCGCTGGAATAATCGGTCCAAGGCACGACGCTCTGTGCGCCGCTGGGCGCCGCCGGGTCGAGCTGAAAGATCTGCTTGTCTGCCATGGTTTACCTGTTCGATTCGACGCTTCTGATTCTCGCCTCTAGCTCATCGATGTTCTGGGAGAGGCGGTCGAGGAGGTCGACGACCTTCTCCTGGTTGTTGGCGACGTTGTTTAGTCTCGTCTCGAGGTTGTTCATGGTCGCAACCATGCGTGTCATGTTGGTGACGAGGTCCATCTGACTGTTCTGGAGGGTGTCCAGCGTGGACTCGAGCTTCGCCACTAGCTGGTCGTGGCGCTTCTGGGTCGGCTCGTAGACTTTCTCGACGAAATATATGCCGATCTGCCGCACCACGTACGCCAGGGCGCACGTTGCGGTAATGGGGAAAACCGTCGACTGGATGAGGGACTGCCAGTCCACTACTTCCTCTCCAGCCACTTCTTGGCGACGATCTCGAGGAGCCACAGCCCTAGGGTGACCCAGACGGCCGGGGTGAACTCGACTGGCTCCCTCTCGGACTCCGCCAGCTCGCCCTCGATGACGGCCTTGTCGGCCGAGCTGAGCGTGGGCCTGAGGTCGGCGTCTGCGAGCTCGACCTTCCACTTCTCGTCGTCGAGGTGGTCGGCCAGCAGGGCCTCAAGGAGCTGGTCCGGCGTTGCATCGCCCGGGACGTCGCCCTTGGGCAGCACGCTGTCGGTGAGCTTCCTCCAGCCGTACTGAAGAAGCTCGATGGCCGCCGCTATGACGGCCTCGTCAAGTGGTTGCTTGCCCCGGGCGAATTGAAGCAACAATAAAGCTGACCTGAGCGGGAAATCCATGGCGTTGCCCTCCGATGGGTAAGTGACTGTCTAGGGGAGCGTGGTCAGTGCGTTTTCTTCAGCCTGTCCTCGAAGGTCCGCTCGAAGCAGGCGCAGTTGACCCTGCCCTCACGCTCGCATGCGCAGACGTCTGCCAGCGCCGTGTGGCGCATGACGGCTGCGGCGGTGACCACGGCCCAGAACAGGAAGGTCACGAAGATCAGGTTGTTGCGGGTTTCCGTACTCATCAGAAGCTCCAGTCGAGCTCATCAATCTTCTTGCGCCAGCCGGAAAGGCCGGAGAAGGCGAAGCTGTCCTTCATGGAGAGCATGCGGTGGACGGTGTCGGCGTTGGCGAGGAACGTCCCTGCGTTGTAGCCCTCGGGCACGGAGCCCGACATATACCCGCCACCCCATGAGTTCTCTATTGCAAAATGAAGTTTCCCGTTGATGTGCCTGTAACCACATATGCACATGCAATGCGCCCATGATCCCTGCGGGGCGCAGACGCCGTTGGAGTCCCTTCGCTTCGAGAAGCCCTGCGTGCTGCAGACCGATATGCCGTGACCGTTCGCCAACGCTTTCATGGCGTCGTCTGCGGTCGTCACGATGGCCGTGCTGGCCACGAGGTGGTCGTCGGCGAGGTCCAGAAGCTCCTTGGGCACGCCCTTGCTGCCGAACTCCCTGCACTGCGACTCGCTGTAGACTGACAGGTCCCACTTTCCATGCTTGGCCATGTCGATGACGCCATATTTGGTGCACCACTTGGCCGCCCAGGCGCCGATGCTGCCGTCTGACCTGAACGGGCTGCGTCCGCCGTTGACGTTGACACGGCTTCCGCCGTAGATGACCGGACGGGAAAGCAGCCGAAACTCCTCCTCGTCGCCAGTTCCGATCTCGACTATGTTCGTGAGCTCGACCGCCCTCGCCGCACCATGTCCGACGCAGGAGCCGACCTGGCCCTGGTTTCGCACGTCGAGGAGCGGCTTGCCGGTGGCCATCTGGCAGAATTTGTAGAGGTTCACTTCTTTCGGCAGCTCGGCGATGGGAATCTCGCAGATCGGCAGGTCGTGGACGTCGGGGCAGCCCATGTCCGCCACGGCCACACGGACTGCGTCCGGGTCGTCCACCCAGCCGGTGTAATGAAGACTGTCGCCGACCATCACCTCGTCGTTGATGTTGCTTTCGTCGCTCATTTCAGTGCCTCCAGTCCCTTGACGATGTCGTCGATGGTTTTCGCCAAAACGGCGGCATCAACGGCTGCGGAGCCTGAGCGCCCGAAGACGGCGAGCAGGTGGCCGGAGATCAGGTCCCTGAGCGATCTGAGCTGCTGGGGTTCCAGCTTGCTGCCGACCTTGTCCTTGACTTCCCGGTTCAGGTCGGTGACGGTGCTGATCGACGACTGGTCGATCCTCGAGAACCCCTCGAGGATCTTGTTTTTGCTGACGTTTTTTTCGGGGTCGTCGATTGTCTGCCAGACCGCCTGCATGCCCTTCTGGAGTGCACCTGGTTCTGGTTTGGGTGCGTCGCCAATGGTGATGATGGTGTATGCTGGCTGGGTGGGCTTGTTGTCGATGGCTGAATAGGCGAGAAGCTTGTAGCTGCCGGGCTTGCCGGTGGCCACGAAGCTCTTGGCGTCCTTCAGCAGCGAAGCGTCTAGGACCTTCAGCCCCTCGCTCAGCGGCACGTAGACGACGGTTTCGCCCTTGGTCACGGCCTTCAAAATCACGTAGTCGCCTGTCGCCACCTGCACGCTTGGCGGCAGGCTGATGTCGGGCTGTCCGAGCAGCAGCAGAAGTATGATGCTTTTCATGTTTTGTCCCCCTGAAAAGCAAATGACCGGCCTCTGGGGCCGGTCAAGGAGGGGGGTTTAGGATTGACTTGAGTTATTTGGGCCTAGTTTCCTCTAGCTCTCGATAGAAATCCTCGGCAGTATATATTGGAGCCTTGGCGAGGTGCCGTGCTGCGGCACGCATGGCGATGCGCATCGACTCCTTATGAAAGTCTCGCCTCTTCTCGTCCATACCCCACGTCGCCACCTTATGGGCGAAGTCGTGGTACGTCCTGCCGGGCTTGGCGCCATAGAGCAGCACCTGCTCGAGTGCCTTTTGGGTGTCGTCAAACGACTTGTGCCAATCCCAGGTTTTAGGGTCTGCGTGAACCTCGGCGACACGCTTGCAGCTTCCCTTAAAGTCGCTGCCGATCTGGGCTATCTGCCCAAGGAAACGAAGCAGGGGATGCCTCGAGGTCGGAAGCTCGACCGTCATGCCGACGCTGACGTCCCTGTCGGTTTCATACGTGTACTTTCGCTTGTTGTCGGTCATGACGACGACACGCTGCACCCTCCTGTAGGTCTTGGGCTCGATGCCCGCAGCATATGCAACTGGCGGTGTGTCGTACCTCTGGGCGACTAGGACGGTCACCTGTACTGCGTCCGGTAGCGGGGTGGTCTGCGTGGTTTCGACCACGGCCTTGCGATAAATGCTAGTCATGGTTGTTTTGGGCCCTGAATGTCTGGTACTGGCCTCGGGTGACCTTCTCGCACACGTCAGCGATCATGAGCTCGGCCTTGGCGACGGCCTTGTCGAGCTGGGCGTCCGTGAACCTCCTATAGCTGCCGATCTCGACCACAACCTTGGACACCTCAGCCACGAAGGTCCACCTGTCCGACACCTCGTCTCCCCACCTGCCGTCCTTGACGTGGACGACCGTCATCATTAGCTTCCCCGCCTCGGCGTGAACCATCACCGACTTCCTGTCTGCGGGGCTTCCGAAGCTCAGGCACTTCGATCTTCGATGGCATGGGTAGCGAAGAACAGAAAACTCGTGGTTGATTCCTTTTTGCCAGTTCATCGCTGTCTCCTTTGATGCGCCACGTTCATACACCTCAATCAATATACGACGACGAGTTCAGGCAGTCAAGCGAAAATTTTTTCTTTTACTTTTTGGAGGTAAGCGCTATATTAAGGTCGGAGCTGAATCTCACCACGAGACCGGATCTATCTCGACCAGCGTTCTGCCTAGCGCCTGCATCCTGCGGGCCGCCAAAGCGGGGGCCAACGCTGTCCGAGACCGGTGGAGCGGACAAGGGACTAAGCGAGCGACAACGGGGGTCACGGGCCTTGAGCCTGCGATTCTAGCCTGCGGTCGACTCTGCGGCTCACTCTCTTGGGGGCGCACCCGGGCCATGTCGCAGTTAAACCTGGGGCTCGGGGGTAAGGGGGCGCTCACCCTGTGAGGCGAAAGGGAAGAGATCCGTAATCGAATCATCAAATCGTTCAGAATGAACATCCAGTAACATCCAGCTAACCCAAGCAAACCCAAGCGAACCCCAATCGTACTGCCGGCTCGCAGGCTCGCCGGGCGACCTCCCGGCTGCGCCGGTCGATCGCTACAACCACATCCTCGGTTCGATTGGGCCAAGAGCACAGATGTCGCAGTCCCCCCGACTCCAACGGAGGAAGCGACCCCCAAAACGGCTGGGCGCTTCGCCCGGCCGCATTTCGTAGCGTAGCGAGGCCGCAGGCCGAGCGGAGCAAGAACCGTTGGGCTACGGTTGGGTTACCCTCGCTGTCGGCCGGCCATGCTGCCAACCAGGTTTCGGGGTTGACGGCCGGGCAGCGACCGGCTAGCCTGAGGCGGGGTTGATGGTGATGGAGGGCTTGGCGATGTCCGATGACAGGTACACGTCTTGGCGTGAGGGTCTGGTGCAGAGGCTGCAGGTGGAGCTTGACGACCTTGGCAGGGAGACGGGCTGGAACGCTGCGCTCGACCGGCTTAGGCAACTGCAGAACGAGCTTCGTCGTGCGGTTGAAGACAACCGCAGGCTCTCAGCCGCAGACGAGACCATGAGACGGCGTCAGTCGTTCCAGGGCAGGATCGCAGAGCTGAACTCACAGGACGAGCCCACGACGCAGGCCTTGCTGGCACTCAGGTGCGGGAACGACGAGTTCAGCTCCCTCTGCGGCTCCAGAGTCATGACCCTCGCCGGAGACGAGGCGAGCAAGATATGCGGCGACCTGTTCGCAGGTGACAGGTTCAGCCGTGACAGAGCCCTTCGCTGGGTCCTCCGTGGCCTCAGGCCAGAGCATGCGGTCAAAAAAGTGCGTCTCGACAACGAGAAGTTCGGAACTGAGAGAAAAAGAGCATGACGCATATCATTCACGGCGAGTACGAGGCATGAGGCACCTCGCCAGCCCAGACTACCCGATGGAGTGGTACGAGAGGCAGAACGAACTCCTGCTCGCCAGCATCAGGCGCTCGTTCGACGAGGCCAAGCTAAGGCAGAGCTTCGGCATGACCTGGGAACGCTACTGGGGCCCCGTGCCGCAGATGCTTCTCGGCAGTCCGTACTTCACTTGGGTCTACCTCTCCGGCATTGGCGGCTGGGGCGACACGACCTTCGAGATACCGAGGGACAGGGAGCGCAAGAAGGACAGGAGAACCCTCGAGCGTGAGTGGCAGGAGTCCTTGCTTGAACGGCGTGACCGGCGCTGCATGGCCATCACCGATGAGTTCAGGAAGAACCAGGCCTACGTGAATTCATTGAACGGGCGACTATTCTGAGGTGCGTATGGGAAAAGAGATTCAGGTCATCCACGACGGCAAAACGTACGACAGCATCCGTGCCCTGGCGAGGGAGCTGGGAATTCACGTCCAGACCCTGTACTCAAGGGTGCGCCGTGGCGAGTTCCAGGTCTTGCGGCCGGAGAGGGTGACGACCACCAAGTCCGTCGAAGTCGTCGAGTGGCGGTGGCGCTGATGTGTTATCGGTATGTCTATGAATATGCAGGCTTTCTAATCCGCATTGAGGGACTCTGCCGCATATTCGGGTGCAGATCGCCCCAGCACATGCGCTGGCGGATTCAGCGTGATCTGGCCGACAAAATCAAAAAAGTCTGGCCGAAATAGAAAAATCATATCGACCATACTCCTCTGATGACAAGGGAATCACCCCTGTTATCAGAGGAGTTTTTTTATGATACGACCCATCAACGTTCGTCAGGCATATATCGATTTTGATTACGATCGAGAAAACGGCAACCTCATCTGGAGAACCGGACCCTGGAAGGGCCAAATCGCAGGCACCATCAACGGCTGCGGGTACCGCATCGTGACCTGGCTGGGCAGGAAGTGGTATGCGCACAGGATCGCCGCCGCCATGGTCCTCAACAGCGACCTGGTCAACAGCATCATTGACCACCGCAATTATCGGCAGTCTGATAACCGCTGGGTCAACCTCTGGGTCGGGACGCTGCGGGAGAACGTCGCCCGCCGGCGCCTCAAGCCCGGCAACCGGGGCCTGCGCTACCAGGGCATCGAGAAACGGGTGTACTCGTTCGGCGTCCGCTACCGCATGTCGATCGTGGCGGGAGGCAAGAAGTTCGTCGGCCAGCCGCAGAGGACGCAGCGTGCCGCCTATGTCGACTACCTTAACAAGTTCCGTGAGACGCAGGGATTCCTGTACATGCCCCCGAAGCTGCAGGCCGACTACCTGCGTCTCATTGGCGCCGCCTAGCGCAACCGCAGCCCTTCGTGACGGCCCGCCTCATCATCTCCGGAGTCATCCGGGGCGGTGCGGCGGGCCGCCTCGTCGTGGTCGTCGGGGTCTCGTCGGGAGGAATTCCCATCATCATCATCGGCGGCAGGCAGGTGGTCGACGTGGTCGAAGTGGTTCCGGCAGGGAAAGGGTAGGCCGTCGTGCTTGTCGGACTCTCCGGGTAGGGTGTCGTGCTGGTGCCTGGGCAGACAGGCAGGATGTCCTGGTTCGGGAATGGCGCCAGGTAGAAGTACACGTAGAAGTCCGGAAAGTCCACGAAGTAGACCGTCGGGTTGCCGTCCCTGACCTTCTGCGGAGCGCCCCACGTCCATGAAAGAGTCGTTGAGTCGTAGTGTCCAAAGTTCAGCGGCCCCTCGTTGATGCTCTTTATGGCGAAGTAGCCAAGCCCCGAGACCACCCCGACCTGCACCTGCTGCACGGCTCCGACCGTCTCGCCGGGCAGGCCAGTCACTCCGAAGACCTGCACGAAGTCGTTGGCGTTTGGCCCCTCCCACTCGTTGTTGACGGTCTCGCCCTCGACTGGGCTCAGGGACGTCAGCGTGATCTGGTCACAGTAGCAGTATGCAGTGAAGTTGGTCCCGCAGGGGTTGGGGTTCCTGCCCAAAACGAATGGATATGGCACGAATGCGTCGGTCTTCGAGGTCACGATGGCCGTGGCGCAGGCCTGGAACTGGCCCCCGTGGAACAGGCCGCACGGCTCGCCGCAGCGCTCGACGAACGGGACGACCCCCGCCACCATGGTCACCGCACCGATGTCGCCCTTGCCTCCGCTCTGGCTGACGGTTATCGGGAGGTACTGGGTCGGAGTCTGGTACCCACGAGAGTCGTACTGGCGCAGCCTGCCGGGGATCTCCGTCATTCCCGATCCCCAGCTAGCGTACCCCACCCACACGTTCTCGCCGCCGACCTGGTTCAGGACCTGCACGGTCACCGTCACGTTGATGGCGTTGGGGGCCGTGGGGACCAGCGTGGCCCTCGCCCTGTACTGATTAGTGCACAGGCCGGCCGAGACGCCGCCGAAGTACGCATAATCGCTGATCCACGTGCTGGGGTTCGGCTCCTGGTTCTGCGGCACGGCGGCAGGGCAGAAGCGGAAGGTGACCGTGCCGGGGATCCACTCTGACAGCGTGTACTCAGGGTTCGGGGCCGGACACGGTCCGTCCCAGAACTGGACGGTTATGATGCCGTACCTGTATATCCACCCCTGCGTGGGGCTGTAGTTCCATCCGATCGGGCTGCACGACAGGCCCGCCTCGACGCTCTCCGGCCCGCAGACTCCCTCGTCCCCGCAGACGTTCTGAGCCACAACCTGAAGCGGATTCTCGATCGTCATGCTGCGCCCACCAGTACGGTCATGTCGGATAAATTAAATCTTATGGCCTCCTGGCCTCCGGAGTAATACGGGAACAAGACGTCAAAGTACCAGTTCGAGTTGAAGCTGCCGAGGCACATGCTGAAATAGGGCTCGAACCACTGGAAGCCGCCCGACTGGCCGGCGGACGAGTACATCCACCACCGCTTCCTGCCGATGCACGGGCTGGCCAGCCCCGGGCTGTCGCTGACTGCGTACACGAGCAGCTCGAGCTGGTACATGGCGTTGCGGGGGTTTATGTAGGGTGGGTTCGGCAGGTTGCTGTTGGGGTCCCGGGGCAGATAGGGCCTGACGGGGAAGGACACGGTCGCCTGCGAGAACACGAACGAGAAGCCGTATCCCACGTAGGACCCGAGGACCGTGCCTGAGCTGTCCCTCGCAGGGAGGGTGCAGCACCACGGCATCATCGCCTCGCCGCCGAGCCTGCTGGCCCTTGGCGGGAAGGTCCCTCCCTCCTCCCACAGGTCCTTTGCCAGGAACGGCTGCGGCAGCGAGGCCCACAGCGGGCTCGCCGGCGCCTGCGTGATGATCCAGTCCCTTATCTTGCATGGAGGCGGCTCTGGGGCGGGCGTGGTGGTTGGGTATGGCGGCGGCCCAGGTGGCTCCGGCGTGGTCGTCGAGGTCGTGGTGGGCTGTATGGGTACGTTGGCGTCCAGCCAATCGTATTCGTACTGGCCGGCGTAAGGTCCGGCGTTGGCGGCACGACGCCTGAGGGCAGCCCAGGCATGAGAGCTCTGCACGGACGGGCCGGAGGCGAACATCCGGTATATGTTCGGCACGAAAAGCGGCCGCTGGCGGAAGCACTCAAGGTCGTCAGGGCAGAAGTAGACCGGCTCGTTGCCGTATGTCCTCAGGCTGACGCTGGCGGAAGTCCTGCCGTACTCGCCCGGCGCACGGAAGGTGCTGCCGTTCGGGTAGATGTACATGTCCGGTATGATGCGTGTTCCCTGCGCCGTCGTGAACGGCGAGTTGACGCCGCATGCGAAGGTGCCGGCGTCGAAGCCCTGGCCCGTGGGCGAGTTCATCACCACGTGCGCCGTGATCGTCCGGTGGAGGCGGACGTTGTTGTTCAGTGTGTTTTGGAGGCAGTCGCCGACGATGCCCTTGTTGAAGCCACGGCCCATGTCACACCCCCGTGTAGGTGATTATGAACGGCATCTGGCAGCCGCTGCTGTTGAGAACGGCTCCCGAGAGAGTGAATGTGGTCTCGTTGGTCTGCGGGTTCCATGAGCAGGAGCCCGCAAGGTCGACGCCATCGAGCACATACCAGTATGTGCCCGAGGTCATCTGCGCCGTGATGTCGGGCATGTCCGCCGTGCCGCACATTAGCGGCTGGATGCTGGAGGTGCTGAGAAGCAGGTAGGCCCCGGTGCCGTTGCTCCACGACCACGTGTATGAGCAGGGGATTCTGGTCAAAATCACCTCCTGTGTCGTCGTCGTCCAGCCCTCGTCGGCGCAGTTAGGGGCGGGAGGGCTCGGCTGGGTCTGCGTAGTCGGGTAGACCGTGGCCCTGAAGGCGCTCGGCAGCCGCTTCAGGCCGAAGCATGGGTAATAGACGGGCTTGTACTCGTAGGCCGGTGCGGTGTTCTTGCAGTCGAGTAGTTCATTCAGGGGCATAAGGTCATCCAAAGAGAAGGCTGTCGGTGCCGTTGATTAGCAGGGCGTCACCGCCGCCGTTTATGCTGATGAAATTGCCGGGCTGCGGTGTCGTAGACGTCGTGCTGGTCGTCGTCTGCACGCATGCATCAGAGTACAGAACGCTCAGGAATCCCTGCGAGCAGTCGACGTTCAGGACACGGCAGCATGAGTCGCTGTACGTTGCGCCGGCCCCGCTCCGGACGAACTCGAATACGTTCTCCTCCTGATCGACGGCCGCACGCCATCGCATGAGGACGATCTCGTCAAGCGCTGGCTCGTTGCCGTCGATCGGGACGGCTACGTTAAGGCCCTCCTCGCAGTCCCCGTAGAGGACGCCGGACTCGACGTCCGTGAGGCCCTGCATGTTGGCGCAGTAGACCATCTGCTGCCATGAGCAGCGCCAGTTCGAGCACGGGTCGGCCGGGTCCTTGGGGCAGATGGCCGTGATCCTTGCGATGAACCACTCGGATGTGGTGTACATCGAGCCGTCGCTGTTCCTTGTCGTCTTCATTCGGGAGCCTCGCATCCCTCGGAGAACGTCGCCGACAGCACGTCGCCGGAGCACTGTATGGCCGTGAGCGCCAGGGTCTCGGTGTTGCCGCCGGGCGAGAAGAACTCGAAGGCGTTGTTGTCCTGTCCGACCGCCCCACGCCAGCGCATCAGCACTATCTGGCCCGTCGAAGGCGGGAAGCCGCTGATCGGGTAGGCCACGTTGTCGCCGGACAGGCAGTCACCATAGGTCAGGCCGCTTGGCTCGCCCGTGAACGACTGCATGTTTGCGCACGGGACAAGAGTCCTCCATGAGCAGCCGATGCCGGCGCAAGGGTCGTCCGAAACACGGTCGCAGACCTGGGTGATCTCGGCGAGGAACCACTCCCGTGAGGTGAATACCGACCCGTCGCTCTGCGCTATGGCCCTCATGCGTGACCTGGGTCCCACAGGACCTGAGGGCTGAACGACCAGTACGGGGGCCACGCAATGGTCTTGTTGGCCTCGTTGTTGGACTCGACGTAATAGAACATCCTGTTGGGAAGCGGAACGAAGTTCCATCCGTTGGTGATCATTTTGCCGAACTCGGGGTTCCAGATGATGTCGAGGAACGGCTGGACCCTCTGGTCCTCGGGGATGGTGTACTGTATGAACTCAAAGGTGATGTTCACGGTCTGGTTCTTCAGGACGTTGTTGAGCAGGTCGTTGTCGGTCTTTCCGGAGAACCCTAGGATCGGGTACGGGCAGGACGGCTCGGACACCGTGTAGCCCGTGTATAGGAGAGTGCCGGGCGCATAGTTGAAGAAGTTGTAGTTGAAGGTCTCAAAATCGCCCTCGTCGTCGTTGAAGTTCGGGCCGAAATTGCACTGCGCTGCGTAGCGTGTGTACTTGTCGGACAGGGCGACGGACTTCGGCACCTTGTTCCAGGTGATGCGCACCTTGTTCTTGGTGATGTTGATGAAGTTGACCGAGGCGTTCTGCGCCACGAGTGGCGTCTCTGCAAAGGGAGCCGGCTCCTCGGGCTGAACCTCGCCTGGCGGGGCCGACTTCCAGTAGAACTTGCCGTCGCCGCTGACGATGACGTCGTTGCCCGGCTCGATCTTTATTTCCGTGTACCTGAGGTATTCCCTGTAGTCCGTGTACTGGACGGCCTTCACCTTGCTGTTCTGCGTGTTGTCACGCTGCCAGAACGTGTACTTCGGCGGCGCCGCCCCGCCCTGCAGGATGGCCGGCTCGAGCTGCTGGTCGGTCAGGACGAAGTAGTTCCGTGTCCTGAAGGTCACGGCGATGCGGTACATGTCGTAGACCGCCTGGTACGGGAAGGTCCGGTAGTCTATGGGGACCTGCCTGTCCGGGTCGTTTGTGCGGAAGATCGAGTTGGCCACCGTGAAGGACTCGGCGGCCATCTTGCCGGCAGCCTTGACCCCCACGATGTCGATCGAGTCGGCGTACAGGTACGGATACCTCGGGTGGGACATCTCGACCTGGCGCTTCAGCCCGCCGACCTGCCCCGGCCCCCAGACCTTGTCGGACACGTACACGTAGCCGAGCACGAACCAGAAGACGTCGTATATGTCCTTCCTCTTGACGGTGAAGAAAAGCGTGGCCTGCGTTGCGCCGGGCGCCACGGCGAGGTCGCCCGGGCTCTCGCCGTCGAGGTTTTCCAGCATGTAGGCCAAATCGACGGCCATCAGGCGCCCTCCACGTAGTTGAACAGGTTTGCGAAAGGATAGGAGAAGAACTGGCTCGTGCCGGTTGAGTTGGGCTCCCACGCCACGATGTCGCCCTGAGGGTTCGGCACGCCCGTGGCTGGCCGGCTCTCGAGGTAGTACCAGACGAGGTCCTTGGGCCACGGAGCACGGTTGTGCGGGCTCATGACGTCCTTGCAGTTGAGCGGCGTGTAGGTGTCGGGGTTTGGCTGCGGCACGATCCCGCCCGGGACTGACCTGTGCACGAGCCGGAAGGTGATGTCGCAGTACTGGTTCTTGTTAAATTCCGTAAAATAATCAAAAACGGAGCTGTTTTGTGTCAGGTCCACCTTGCTGAATGGAAAGAATGGCTCGTATTTCTTGACGGCTATCTCCTTGAGCAGCAGGCTGCCCTTGCCGTAGTAGAATATGGCCGAGGAGTTGATCTTGCTGGCTGCGTCAACCCATATGCGGTTTCGGACGCTCATCTCGAAGGGAACGTAATACCAGTTCCACTCGACGTTGGTCTGCACGAGCTTGAAGTTGTTGGAGCCTCCGGACTCGTTGCTGATGGGCAGGTCGAACTTGTCGACGTTCTCTGCGTTCTTTGCGAAGAAGTTGCCGCCTCCGTAGGTCAGGAGCTGGATGTCTGGTTTCCAGTTGAACGTCGTGTACCTGGCGTACTCGAACCTGTCGTTGAAGCTGTCCCTGCTCTCCGTCCACTGGCCGGTCGTCGGGTTCCTCCTCGGCATCCAGATGTCCTGGTTGAGCTTGAAGTGAGGATTGAGTTGCTCGTCGGTGTACACCGCATAGTTCCGACTCGTGAACTCCACGGTGACCTTGTAGTACGAGTACGAGCCCGTATAGGGCGGTGACTCGGTCTGGATGTCTGCGTAGGGTCCCTGCGACTTGATCGTGCTCGCCTCGTCACGCCCGTTGGCGTTGACGCCCTTGATGTCGCTGATCCGGTAGGCGTAGAGCCATGGGAACATCGGGTGCGAGGCAGGTATCGTTCGGCTGAGGTACGAGCTGTTCTTCAGCGTGGCCGTGCCGAGCACGTCCGTGAAGAAGTTCCTGTACGTCTGCCCGTCCTGCACGCCGGTTATCTGGGCCTGCGTGACGAGGAAGGTGATGTAGCTGACGGCCTCACGCTGGTTGAACGACACCTTCGTCGGGCTCTCTCCGTCGATGATCTCGTAGTAGGTGTCGTTGAGGGGAAGTATGGCCATCAGACGCCCTTCCCGAAGTCGCCGCCGGCACGGTTGGGGAACTCGTTCTTGTCGCCCTTGGCGGCTATCTTCTCAAGCAGCTCGACCTGCTTGCCCGTGTTGTTGGCGATCTGGTTCAGCCTGTCGTTGCCGCTGCCGCTGAAGGCCGCCTTGATCAAGTTCTTGCTCAGGTCCTCCACGGCCGTGTACTGAGCCTGCTGGGCGGCCGCCCCGACGCTTGCGCCTGTCTGGCGGAACCTGGCCGCCTCCTTGGCCTCCTCCTTGGCACGCTGCTTGCGTTGGAACTCCGTCTCGTTGCCCATGAGTCGGTCCCACGGGTGGGCAATCCAATCCAATAGATTTTCTATGCCGGTGGCCAGTAGGTCTATCCATCCGACTACGTAGTCTATGGCGGCGCCAAGGTAGCTCAGGCCCGTGCCGAGAATGTTCAACGCTGGTCCGACATAATCCATGATCAGCCCGACGAACATGCCGACAACACGTGCCCCGACGTTGAAGGCCCGTATGAACGGCGTGATTGCATCGGCCAATCCGCCGATGAAGGTCAGGAGTGGACCTATGACGTCAAGGGCGGCCTGTATGATCGGCTCCAAGCCCTTGATCATCTCACCAATCATATTACCGACTTGACCAGCCACCTTAGCGACTATTGATGCAAACTCGTTCAGGCTGGGTGTCAGGCCTGCGAGAACCTCGGTCATCGCAGAGAATATGGGCACGAGGAACTGTATGATCGCCTCGCCGACCTTCTGGAAGGCCGGCTGCAGTTTGGTCATGATCGGCACGAGGCTGTCCGCAAGCGCACGGAACACCACGGTGAGGGCTGAGGTTATTGGCTGGAGGCCGGAGCCTATCACGGCCATCAAATCCTTCATGGTCAGGGTGAACATCTGGACGAGGGCGGGGTTGAAGGCCGCAACGAAGCTGTTGACGACGACGGCGCCCTTCATGAGCGTGCTGAAAAGGTTCTGGAAGGCGCCGACCACCATGTCAGTGTACTCGCCTATCTTGCCCGTCAGGCTGCCGAGGAAGCCGCCGATGTTGCCGCCCATCATGGCTCCGGCCTGGCCGCCGGCGAGTGCGCCAGGCAAGGCGCCGACGCCACCAGCCATCGACCCGGTGACCGCCCCGGCGATGCCGCCGACGGCACGGCCGACGAGGCCACCGCCGAGGCGACCCGCCCTTGCCGTGTACGGCTGGATGGTCTCGCCGAAACGCTCGAACCGGCCCTTCCTGCGCTCCCTCTCACGCTCCTTGCGCTGCTCGCCGCCGATCGCCTTGTGCTCCTCGGAGGTCATCTCCTTCAGGTTCAGGCCCTGGAGGGGTTTCAGCACGAAGTCGAAGCCCTTTAGGCTCTCGCTGATCGAGTCGAACATGGAACCGGTCTTCTCGCCGGTCTGTCGAAGGCTGTCCGCTGCGTCCATGGCGGAGCCGGCGAGGCTGTCCAGGGACTGCGTCGATGTCGACAGGTTCGCTGCGAAGCTGTCCAGCTCCGCCGAGGCCAGGCCGACGACCTGTGGGCCGCCTAGCCCGGCGGCCTCCGGAGGCACGCCCTGGCCGGCCCCAAGCCCGCCGATGAGCCTCTGCACGCTGGCGTTGAGGCTCTCGACGAAGCGGTCCATGGCGGACTGCATGCGCATGAAGCTCTGCCCCATGCCGTTCAGGCTGACGCTGATGTTGCCGACCCCGGCGAGCATGGAGTTGACGGCGCCCGTCATGGACGCCGCCGCCTGCTTCATGCTCTCGCTGCTGTCAAACGCTGCCATTTCTCCTGGCCTCCTCGATGATGGCCTCTATCTCCTCGTCAGTCTTGCCGATCTGCTTTCCGAACTGACGGAACATCTCAAGCTGCGCCGCCCTCTTCTCCGCCTTCGGGGCGAAGTAGTATGGAAGCGGCTTCGGCTTGCCCTGCCTGTCCCTTTCCCGGTAGTAGAGGAAGCTGATCTGGCGGACGGTAAGCCTGCCTATCTCCTCCAGCCTCATGCAGTAGGGCTCGTCAAGCAGCCCCGCAACGATCTGCGACCAGTGCGGGACCTCAGTTACTTTTTTCCCTCGCCGCCCTCCCCGTCACCCTCCTCGGCCGAGCCGATGCTCTTCCGCACCACCTCGTCGAATAGGCGGCGGAACGGCTCGCCCTCGGCCACGATGAGCCTCAGGGCGTCCTCGGGCTCAAGGCCGCACAGGATGGACGTCAGGTCAGCCACGCCCTGCACGGTGGCGAGGCTGCGGCTGCAGAGCTCGCTGCCGAATGCGTAGGCGCCGGACGCTATGCGGTCCATCAGGTCGCCGAAGAGCTTGTCGAACGTGTCGTTCGGTATCGCCCCACGCTGCTCGGCCAGCTTCCTGATGGCCCGATTCTGCAGGCGGTTCTCGTACTCGCTCATCGCCTTTAGGCTAAGGTAGCGCACGGCAATGGTCTTGCCGTCCCTGGCCACGTACTCCACATGGCCACCCTCGTTCTGAAGCACGTCGCTGACGGTTCGCATTTTTTTCTCCGCTCAAACAGGTTTGTTGCCGGGGAAGACGTCGAACTCGCCGGTGCTCGTGGCCGTCATGGTCCATCGCTGGTAGTTTCTCACGTTCCAGTCGAAGACCACCTCGTTCACGATGCACGTCGGGAAGTTAAACAACGTCTGGGCAGCCTCAATAGAGTTAGAGAACTGAATATGTACGTAGTTGTTTATGCGGGGCATGACGTTTTCCTCCGTGTCCTCGTCGTACTTGCCGCAGAGGCCGGAGCAGGTGATCTTGGCGACACGGAGGCCGGAGTCTATGAGCAGCCGTGCGGCGCCGTACTGGGACTGCTTCTGGCCCAGGTTGTTGTTGGTCTTGAGCTTCCACGGGAGGTCCGTGTCAGGCACGTTCCTTGGAAACGGCTGGTTTAGCTGGCCTGGGTTGTTGTTCTGGTCAAGGGGGTTTGGGAGCCCGTTGGGCGTGTCGTATATGGATATGTTGGTCACGTCCATCGTGTCGCTGGTGATGTACACGGACCAGTTGTCGACGAACAGCAGCACGGTGCCGTAGTAGATGAGGCCGTTCGCCCCGCAGAACTCTTGGTCGATGACGGCCATTCGGTCTTCCCCCTAAGGGGAAAGTGACCTAAATCTTCGGCTCGCTTATCCGTGCGGACACGGTGAAGGTGGCGGTGCCGTCGTTCGTCATCGAGAAGTCAAGCTCGTCGATTATTGCGTCGATGTCGGTAAAGCCGATGTTCACGTCTCCGAACTCGAAATAGAGGTCAAACTTCACCTCGGTCCCTGCGGCAAGAGCGGGGTTGTTCGGGTCGTCGTTGAATATCTCCTCCATCAGCCGCTCGGTCACGTAGCCGTCGGCCTTGATCGTCCCGCCCTGCAGGTTCGGTATGTACTGGTTCTTCCCGAACGATAGGGAGTTGGTGATGTCCACAAGCCCCTTGTCCTTGACGTACGACCAGTTCGTGCAGGTGAATATGTCGTCGGGGAAGGTGGCTATCACCATGCGGCCAAGGAATCCGGAGAAGTATACGTCTGGCATGTTGGGCTCCTCGCCTGATAAATGACCCGGCCGCCCAAGCAACAACTTGGGCGGCCGGGCGAAGGATAGGTATATAAGCTGCTATACCAAGTTAGGATTTGGTGTTATCTGGGCCGTGATTTCCTGCCTTGCGTGACCCTTCACGTCCTGGCTGGGGTTGATCTCGGTGATCAGGGCGACGACCGTGTAGCCTAGGCCAATGCCCACGCCGAGGTAGAAGGTGGCGTAGGCGCCGGCGGTCGGCCGTGCCGGTATCAGGGCTGCGTCAGGGCTGCCGAGGCTGGTCAGCGGGCCGGAGCAGGTGATGGTCCCGCCCACGAGGTTCGGGATGTAGGCCTCCTGTCCCAAAGGTATCGTGAAGTTCGAGACCTCGACCGCCTGGGTTGCGCTGTTGAGCTCCCAGGTGTCAAGCGGATAGGCGATGCCGCCGATGGTGCATGAGCCCATCTTTCCGGAAAAGTATGTGTTCGGCATGATTGTCTCCTAAATGCGGCTCTTGGCCGTCTTGTTATGTTGCAGTCGTCGTCGACGTGACTGAAGTCGACGAAGTTGAAGTCGACGAACTCGATGTAGAACTCGATGTCGTTGACGTCGGGGCTGCCGTTGTCGTTGACGAGACTGTGGTGGCACTTGTCGTCGTCGTTGACGTTGTTCCGGCCCCCTGCCCGCCGAGTATGACGATCTGGTACGTCATCGTCTCCGTCGGCGAGCTGTTGTAGAGGTCGATGTTCTTGGCCGACGCCGACACCGTGAACGGGTACTGCGTGGCGTACTGGAAGTCCGACCCGTCCTTGACGACGATGCGGTCGGTCGGCCCGCCGAAGAACCAGACGAGCGGGTCGGTGGCGCCGGGGCCCCACTGGAGGTCGGCGCCAACCGCCCTGATCTGGATCGAGTAGGCCCTGGTGAAGACCATGGCCTGCCCGAAGAAGTCCGTGATGGACTGGAGGTTGATCGTGGTCGACGCAAGCGGCGCCAGCGTTCCCTCCACGGCATAGACTGAGTCCATCCCGAGGTCGTCGACCGTGTAGGTGATGGTCGAGGAGAAGGTGTCAGGCCCCTGATAGGTCGGGAGGAAGCCTGGGTTGGCCCGCTCCTGCGACCAAGTGAGGGCGTTGTAGCTGATAGCCGATGTCAGGGCCACGGTGCGCTCCTAGGTTATACGTCTTCGCCGAAGTAGCCGACGAGGTTGCAGCCCGGGGTGGTGGTCACCTCGACGGTGGCGCAGTCGCCGGTGATGGGGCAGGAGGTCGGGAAACCGAACTGCCAGATCAGGGGCTTGTTCGCCACGAAGGTGAAGGTGTCCACCGTGCTGCCGCCCGAGGTCTTGGTGACGACGGTGCAGGCGGCGTCCGAGTAGAGGATCACCGACTTCAGGGTGCTGGCGTCGACGGGGCAGATGATGCTGAAGTTGCTCGATGCGGCGGGCACGGCCACGTCGATGCTGACCTGCCCGTCGAAGGTCTGGTTGCCGGTGAAGGTTAGGGGCGTGCCGCCGTTGACGGAAACGCCGTAGGTGATGCTGTGAGAGAATGCCATGTCTGTGTCTCCTTAGGGCGCCATTCGGCGCTCCTGAATTGCCTTGAATCTGAACGTATAGCCGCTGCTGCTGGCCGTCCCCTTCTGGTCGGGGAGGGTGAACGGCTTCGTGGCGCTTATGTCCACGTCCCACACCTCGGCCACGCCAGCGAGCAGCGGGAAGAACAGCCTGTCCCTGATCGCCTCCCTGACGTCAAGGTAAACCTCGGCGTCGAGGTCAAGGGAGTTGTCCCGGTCGTCCGGGTATATCAGGTTCACGTTCACGGGGTACACCCATGTCGTGCCACCCGTGAAGTCCATCTCCGCCAGCTTCTCCTCGTCCGCCGGGCTGACGATGCAGACCGGAAGCGGGTCGCCGTTGGCCCAGACGTTCCTCCGCCTGAGCAGGACCGGCACGCCGTGGCCGGCGAGGACTGTGTCGACCTCGCTGGCAACGGCCTCCAGAACCTGGTAGAAGAGAGACAAATCCTACCTCACGTGGTGGTTGAAGTCGAAGTCGAAGAAGTCGACGTGGTTGTCGCCGGAGCCGGAGCCAGGGGCACGACGGTCGGGAGCAGCCTCACCTCGCAGCGGTCGAGCAGGGTTCCGGCCTTGACGCAGACGCCGATTGCGCTGCTGAGTGCGCCCACCTTCTCGCCGACCTGAGGAAGGAGCTCGTTGGCCGAGGCGTTCTTCGCCAGGCCGATGTAGTCCCCCACGACCAGCGTGGTCGGGCTCTGCAGGTCGATGGCGTAGACCCCGGTCGTGCTGACGCCGATGATGTTGTCGGAGCTGTTGCCGTAGACCTGGTCGGTGGCCGCATCCTTGAGCTGGAAGCAGTGCCCGAGCAGGGCGGCGACGAAGTTGTACTGGGTGGCGGCCTTGCTGCCCGCCCAGGTGAAGTCGTTCGCCGGCACGACCTCGCCGCCCACGAGGGCGCAGAAGTCGCCGATCGCAACGGCCGATGCCGTGGCGACGGGGGCGAAGACGGGGTTGGTGTCCTCTCTGAGATACTGTGCGACTGCCATGATTGAATCTCCTGTCTTGTAAATGACCGGTCAGGTCATATGTTCCACTTGTTCATGAGGTAGTTGGCGACCAGGTTCCTGTCGCCGGCGCTGAGGCTGCTGTCGTAAAGCAGGACCTCGCACAGGATCACGGATCCGTCGCCGTTTCCGTTCCAGTCCATGGTGGTCGGAACGGCCGCCGCCATGGTGCCGCCCGGCGTCAGGGCGTTGCCGGTGGCCACGAGCGGCCCCGAGACGTTCGTGTTCACGTAGCACTGGCCGGTCGTGCCGTCGAACGTCTCGACACGGACGCCAGCCTGAACCAGGCCGCTGTTGGTGGTGGTCGCCGAGACGTTGACGTTGGCCGATGAGCGCAGGTTCCATGAGTTGCCGTGCTGGGACTGGGCGATCTGAACTGGGCTCTTGTTGAAGATGCTAATGGCGGTGTTGCCGCCGTTGCTCGGGCCGGCCCCGACCAGCGTGTACACGTAGAAGTGCGTGAATGCGTTGTTGAGGGGCACGTCCGTCTGCCTCATGGCCGTTCGGCTGCCGTCGCCCCAGTTCAGACCACGGAAGTTCGCCACGCTCCTGCCGTTGATGTAGTTGGTGTTCAGCTTCGGCCAGTTTGCGTACAGCTTTGAGTTGCAGAAGCGGTTGTTGCCGGAAAGGTCGTTGACACGCTGTATCTCGTCGTTGTTGGCCGTGGCGGGTATGGTGCCGGCCTGGTCCTTGAACAGCGTGCTGGTGTCTCCGAAGTCAAACCACAGGTTCAGTCCCGCAATGTCGAGCGGGCTGAAGGGCGGAATGGTAGTGGTTGATGTAGAACTTGTAGAAGTTGATGTAGAACTTGTAGAAGAAGTTGTCGTAACCGCTACTGAATCTATATCGATATATGCAACGTTTGCGAAAAGCGGGGTGGCGTTCTGGATTGCGAACCGCCACACGTCTCCGACGCTTGGGTTGGCGAACGAGAAGGTTGAGGTGAGGCCTGCGAAGTTGCCCTGGTAGACGACCCCGTTGCGGTATATGACCGCCGAGCCATTGCTGATGCCCGTTGCGTCGGCGAAGAAGTCAAGGCTGGACATGGCCGAATCGACGACGATGTCGGTGACGGCGGACTGGTTCGCCAGCGTGGCCTGGTTGATGGAGCGCCAGCCATTCGGCCTCGTCTCGGGGCAGAACCTGAGCTGTGGCCCGAGCTGCAGGCCTGCGTTCACGTCACCCTCGGGACGGCACGTGCTGGTGGTTCCGGTCGTTGTCGAGGAGGAGGTCGTGCTCGTGGCCTGCGGTATCTGCTGGTCCTCGACGCCGACCCCGGCCCTCGACTCTGTCTTCAGCGTGAAGACGTTTCCGAAGTAGCGGTTCTGGACGTCCGAGACGTACCAGTCGGTTCCGTTTGAGTCGGTGATCCTCGTGTTGATCTGCGGTATCAGGTCGTCCGGGACGGTTGTCTTGTAGAAGACCCATGTGCAGGTAGTTCTCTGGCTGTACGTGCCGTTGCCGTTGTCGTCCGTCATCAGGGTGTCGGTCGGCTCCCTCAGCGCCTCCACGTTCGTCCACGACATGCCGTCCGGATTCCGGACGGTCACGGTCTGAACGTTGTAAAAAATTTTGTATATCGAACTGAGGTCGAGGGTCGGGTTCACGTCGTCCTCACATAATGATGGAGCGTTTTTCTTGCGGGTTGAATGCGTTGAGCAGCTTGTTCACCCGTGCGATGTTGCTGAGCATCGCCTCACGCCACTCCGTGGCCGAGACGCTGATGCCGTCGATGGTGTGCGTCGGCACGGGGTTGGCCGCATCGTTGACTAGCGCCTGCAGGTAGCCGTCACGGATGCTGATCAACTGCTCATATGCGCTGGGCATCTGGCCCTCCCTGCTTCTTGCACATTGCCTCAAGGTTGACGAGCATGTCGTTCAGGAGGCCGGTTATCTCCGGGTACTGCACGGCGAACTCGTCGCTGAGGACGTTATTGAAGACGTTCACCCTGTTCTTGGCGGAAAGCTCGACCATGTCCTCGCCGGCCTCCTTGTACGTGCGTCCGAGGGACCAGTTGACGACGAGGTCCATCTCGTTGCCACGCTTGCTCGTTAGCTGGACGCCGGTCATGAACCACTTGTCGAAGTCCTTCTTGGGCTCGGCCGGCTTGACGTCGGGCTTGTCGCTTGGGAAGTTCGGGTAGGGTTTCTTCTTGGCCATCACTTCTTTCCTCCTGTCCTGCAGCGCCAGAGCCGGCATGCCCAGTAGCCTGCCGTCTTGCGGTCGGTCTTGCCGGCGCAGTTGTGCCTTGCGCAGAAGTTCCTCCTGCGCTCGGGGTTGCTGGCCTTGACCCGCAGGTTCGGGTCGCCGAAATGGATGGTCTTGCCGCCCACCCTCACCATGTACTTCTTGTCCGACCGGGTGCTTGCCCGCCAGGGCACGCCCTCCATCAGGTACTCAAGGGCCGTCATGTCCGTCCTCCCCACACTAGGAAGTGACCTGGACGACCTCGTGCCTGTTGGTCGTGTGCGTCACGCCCATCATGCGGTTGTAGTACGCCTTCGCCTCCTCCTCGTCAGCCGCCTCGACGACCATCTCGGGGAGGAAGGTTAGCGTGACCTTCCATTTCCTGGCCGGTGGGACGGTCCCACTTTCAGGGACGACGGTTCCCGTTGCCGGCGTGACGGCCTCCCACTGGACTGGCTGCCTGCTTTTCTGCTTCGCCATATGCTTCTCCTGAATGAAATATGCGGCCGTGGCATGCGCTGACGTCGCTAATCTCCACGCATGCCTGAAGCCCGAGCCGGGGATCGAAGCGACAGAAAGTCCCGCCATCTGGGCAACGGCCAAACATAAGAGAGCGGCCGCCCCAGAATTCCTTCCGGGACGGCCGCAGGTTTGGTTCTGTTGCGCTGGTTAGGACACGACGCCCAAAGCCACGCAGCGGGGTTCGTACACGCCGCAGGATCCCATGAACAAGGCTCGCACGCTCATCACCACGTCGTTCTCGAAGGAGAAGGTGTTGGGGACGGGCAGGCTGGTCACCTCCAAGGGACGTGCCTCACGATACATGAAGGCCCTCTGGATGTTGCCGAACAGGACGAAGTTGGCTGCGTCGCTGTAGGACATGCCGTTGTCGCTCAGGACCTTCTGGACGTAGATCGAGCTCAGCAGCTCGTACTCGCCGGCCTGCAGCGGGTTCTGGGCGTAGGTGCCGATGGGGTCACCGGACGCCGCAAACGGGCCGGAGCGGACCATCTGGCTGCTCAGGATGGTGCGCAGCTTGTAGACGGACTGCGGGACCACGAGGACCTGCTTGCGGTCCAGCAACTCGATGGGCTGGCCGGACACGGGGTCGACCTGGTTCAGCACCGTCTGCTCGAGGGTGTTGATGTCGGTCCAGTCGTTGATGCTGAACGACGTGATCTTGTTCACGAAGTTGGCGTTCGGCGACACGTTGTAGGTGTTGATCGCATTGCCATTAAAAATGTAGTTGTTGACGTAGCCAAGAACCACATTCAGGATCTGGTATTCCTTGCTCAAGGCCACCCACTTGCCAACGGCCTGGGCCTGCTGGACGAGCTGCGCCGTCTTGTCGGCGAAGATCGACTCGTAGCTAAGGTGGATCAGCCGGCCGAACTTCTCGATCTTCGGAAGCTGGAGGTACTGGCCGGTGACCTGGGTCGCCGGAATGGTTTCCTGCTCCTGCACGGTCGAGCCGATGTCGAACGGGGAGCTGATGTAGCCCACGATCTCCGGCCCAAGGTTGTTGTTGCTCACGCCGATGGTGGTGACCAGCTTGTCGCCGATGGTCGGCTGGAGCTGATAGGCATCCTTGATGATGGAGAGCATGAGCTGGCCGCTGATGGCGGTCAATGCGCTTGCGCTGACGGCCTCGGGACCTTCCATGACCCTCTTGGTCTTCAGCTCCTCGACCCAGTTGGGGCCGTGGAAGGCCTCGGCCAAGCGGCGGAGGGACCAGTCACGGGCGGGGTCGAACTTCTTCTCGGCGATGGCGTCGGACAGGCACTGCAGGGTGGCCTGCTTGCCGTGCTGTTCCATCACGGACTTCAGCTTGTACTCAAACATGTGGGAGTCTCCTTGTGTGTTAGCGTGCGAACGGCACGACGGTGGGCAGCAGGCGGAACCTGCATCGGGTCAGGCTGGTTCCGGCCTCGACCACGGTGCCGATGGCCTTTGCGACGGCGTCGACCTTCGCCACCGTCTGTGAGAGCAGGTTGTTGCCGGTGTCCTTCGCCATGCCAACCCAGTCGCCGACGGCGAGGGTGGTGGCGGTGTCGAGGTCGGCCTCGTACACGCCGCTGGTGGACATGGTGATCACGTTGTCGGTGCCGTTGCCGTAGACGTAGGACTGTGCCGCCTTCTTGTACTGCGGCGAGTGGCCGAGGAAGGCTGCGGCGAAGTTGGTCTGGGTGGTGGCGAGGTTGCTGGTCCAGGTGAAGTCCACCGCAGGAACGCACTCGCCCGCCACGAGGGCGCAGAAGTCGCCGATGTTGACCTCGGAAGCCGTCGCCACGGGCACGACGGTCGGGTTCACGGCCTCACGAATGTACTGGCTGGTTGCCATGTCTGGAATCTCCTTGTTTTAGGATCGCAGGGCCTTCATGAGCCCGTCGACGGTCAGCTTGGTGTGGGAAGCCAGCGAGTCGGTGGACACGCTGATCGGGCCCTTGCTGGTCGCTATGGCCTTTCGGTCCTCGACAAGCTTCGCCCACTTTTGTTCGGGTACGGAGGCCATGACGTCAACGAACGCCTCGGTCACGAGGCGGTCGGCGAGGCCGGCCTTCCTGCAGAACTCGTTCACCCTGCCCAGGAGAGCCTGGTGGGCGTCCCTCTGGCGGTAGGCGTCCAGCTCCTCGAGGAGAAGCTTGTAGCCGACCTTGCTGGATTTCCTGATGGACTCCTCGGCCTTGACCTTGTCGTCAACGTCGTCTGCGTCATGGTCCTCGGCCTCCTTGGCCACCATGTGCGCATCGTCCATCTCGTCCTTCTTGTCGTCGTGGCCGTCCATCTCCTCGTGGAGGTCGTTGGGCACGAGGGTTGAGATGATCTTCTCGAGCTTCTCCTCGGGGTCCATCTCCTCGGACATGCACGCCCTGACCTTCTCCTTCATCGCCGAGCGGAACTCCTCGAAGGAGCCGTACTCCTCCTCGGGGACGTGAACCTTCTTGCCGGGCTCGACGAGGGTGGCCTCGACGTTCAGGCCGGGCGGGACCATCTTGTCCTCGCCCTCGCACATGCCAGGACTGACGTCCTGCTTCTTAAGCTTTGCCATTTCGGACTCCATGATTCTGGTGTACTGCTCGAAGAGACCCTTTGGGTTCGTGGCCGGGTTGGCGACGAGGCTGACGGCGTCGAGCTCGACGATCTGCTCGACGACCTCGATGCCGGTCTTGTAGTCCATCTTGGTCTTCGCTATCGCCTCGTGGCTGAGGCCGACGCTCTCGGGCTGGTTGTTCGTGAACCACTGGAACGCAGGTGCGTACTCGTGGTCGGCGTTGTAGACGAGGTCGCCGATGATGCCGTCACGGGTCATCCTCGGGTTGACTATCTTGCCGAAGACGTCCTTGACGCTCCTCGGCCTGTCGTGCGACGGGTGGTCAAGGTAGACCCCGACGCCGTCGTACATCGGCAGCGCCCTCTCCATCACCTCGAGCGGGTACTCCCGGTTGTTCTTGGAGCGCACGCCGAGGACCTTGACGTTCCTGACGACGTTGCCGCTCGACACCGCCTCCTCGAGGCATGTCAGCGACTCGGCCAATCTCTTGCTTCTCTTACGCATTGCCCTTTTTCCGTGGCGAACTGGCGCCTGTTACTAATTGACGAGGTTTCTCGATTTTGCTGAGCCATGCATCGACGTGGGCCCTGAAGGCCTCGGGCGTGATGTGCAGGGCCCTCTGTATCTCGCCCTTCCTGTGCCCCTCGAAAAGCATCCTAAGCACCTCACGTCCGACGGGGTCGTCGCCGAGGCCCTCCATGAACTCCACGAGGTCGTAGCCCCTGTCGTCAGCGGGAGGCACGGGGCTGTCCGTGTAGTCGGTGACGACCATGCGCTTGTTGTGGATCAGGTTCTTCGTGCCGACGAGCGACCTGTATATGCGGCCGAAGATGTACTTGTGGCTGAAGGCCCCGATCGTGATCCCACGCCTGCGGTCCCAGTGCCGCACGCCGTGCAGCAGGCCCAGCCATCCCTCCTGGACGAGGTCGTCAAGGTCGACGCCGGCGTTCATTGCGTGGAAGTAGGTCGCTATGCTGCGGACGAGCGGCTCGTACTGCAGCAGCTCCTCATGGCTTGGGAGGGCTCGGGACCTTGGCGCCCGGCGCCTTTGCCCCTTCTTCTTCTTCTTCTTTTCCATCTGGTTCCTTTGCCGCCGGGGCCGGCGCTGCGAACAGGGCGTCCACGAGCGAGTCCTCCAGCGTTGGGTAGTATTTCTTCAGCAGCAGCCTCGCACCCTCAGGGCTTACGCCGCCCTTCCTGATGCCCTCGACCGCCTTCAGCACCGCCTCAAGGCTCTCGTCCTGCTGGTTGTGCTTGCGCTGCTCCGCATAGTTGAGCCCCTGCTCGGCCGCTATGGTGTCGGCGCTCTTGATTCCCATATCAAAATATATCTTGTTGCTCTGCGCCTCCTCGTGCTGGTCACGGGTGACGACGCTGGGCCCCCTGTAGCCGATCTTGAGGTCGGTGAGGGACTCCCTCGGCAGCAGGCCCTTCTCGACTGCGAACACGAGCTGCTTCCACATGATGCTCTGCTGCGGCTTGGCCCTGCGTCCGGCGATGTACTCGCCGATCATCTTCTGCCACCGCACGAAGTTCTTGTGGCTGGGGCTCTCGGCGACGATGGCGCTGGCGTAGGTGCCGGCCTGGGCGTCTGCGCTGAGCTGCATCTCGCTGATGCCGTAGTGTGCGCAGATGGCCCTGAGGTTCGTCTGCAAGGTCTCCCTGCACTCGCCTGCGAAGGCGCCTATCTCGGGGAACTCGTAGCTGATGTTCTGCGAGCTGGTCAGGATCGACCCGTAGGGCATGCGCTCGATGTTGAGGCGCTGGTTGCTGACGGGGTCCTCGAGGACGACGTCGGTGGTCTTCTGCATGAGGCTGTCGACGGCGTCGGGCGGGGCCTCGTCGATCTTCCTCACCATGGCGATCTTGGACCTGGCGTTGGCGAGGGTGACCATCGCCATCAGCACGGACTCGCACTGGCGGAAGTTCTGGTCGACCTGGAAACTCATGGGCAGGCCACGCTTGGCGTTGCTGGGGCTGTTGACCTTTATGAAGTTGACCTCGTCCTCGGGCACGAGGATGGGCGTCAGGCCCTCCCACGGCCTCTCCACGATCCAGTAGCCGACGACGTCGTGCATGTCGTCCTTCCTGCACTGGATGCCGAAGCTCATGTCCGGGTCGTTGCTGTCGTTTGGCGGCTTGAGCAGCTCAGGCTCCACCACCCTGATGGTGATGATGCCGTCGGAGTTGTAGAACAGCCTCGTGCAGCACTCGCCCTCGACGAGGAGGCGCCAGACGAGCTCGTTCTCGAACATGCCGATGCGGTTGGTCTCGTGGAATATGTCGATGACGTCCTGGGCCTTGCGTATCAGCGTCTCGCTGACGCCGTCCTTGGTGGGCACGACCTTGTAGTCGAAGCCCGTCCCGATGACGTAGTCCTGCATCACCTTGATCGTGGCCGAGCAGTACTCGTTGAAGAAGGCCAGCTCACGGGCTGCGTCGGTGATCTGCTTCTTCTGGAAGGTCGTGAGGAAGACCGGCCTGAGCATGCCGCTGCCGTCGTCGTAGCGTGCGGCCAGCGAGAAGGGCGACACGCCGCCATAGCCCCATGCGCCCGTCATCCACTGGTCGGTGAACAGCCCCTGGGTGCTCCACGGGTTGTACGGGAGGAACGGCAGTTGCTGCACGACCGACTCTGACGTTTTCTTCTGCTTGCTCATTTGCTCGGCTCCATGACCTTTAATTGACCCGAAGCCTAGTTCCTGCTGAACGGCGGCGGCTTGGGGTGCTGCTGCCTGGCGAGTGCGTTGGACGTGGCCACGAGCAGGACGCAGGTCACGAAGGCCTTGGCCGTGTAGGCGAGTATGTCGATAAGGTGATCCATGTGCCCTCAGTAGATGTATGGGCTGGGCGCTATCGCCCAGCTACGGTACTCGGTCGCCATGCTGTCCCAGTCGTTCCAGGAGCGCTTGAAGCGGATGATGGACTCCCTGACGTGGTCCTCATGGAGCGGGTCCATCAGCCACACGCTCCTGTCCTCCATCTCGCACACGACGAGCCAATGGCCGTCACGGCAGACGATGACGGGCAGCCTGCGCCCCACGTAATGCTTGAGTAACGTCCACGAGAAATTGCCGGAGACGACGGAGAACCCCTGCTTGCGCAGGAAGCACTCGATCGTCCTCGGCGCCGTCCCGTCGACCTGCGAGCTGAAGTTCAGCCCACGCACGTTGGCCCCGTAGTGGCGCAGGATCGACTCCACCACGGCCTCGCCGCAGTTGTGGTCGGCAGTCTGGCGGACGATCGGCACCCTCATGCAGGAAATTGACGGCAGAATTCTGTCATACACCCGTTTACAAGTATGAAGGCGGGTGGTATGATTGTCTCGTGGCCTGCGGGTGCGGGCCGAAACATGAGGTGAAGCGATGGATATCCTTGACGTCCGATGCAAGCTGCAGTCGATCGGCCTCCCCTGGAGGCTCCACATGCCCGTGGCTATGGGTTTGGCCGCCTGCCTGCCCGTTGGCCTGTTCCTGGCGCTTTACCAGCCGTTTACCGGACAGGTGCACGGATTGGTCAGGTACAACGCACCGGCGGAGAAGGTGGTCAGGAGCAACGAGGGGTTCTACATAAAGACCCCGTACGGTAACGCAGCCCCAACGGGCCAGAACATGATCGCAATCGAGCGACTGAGAAAAAGTGGCTGGTGAGAGACTGACGCATGAAAATCCAGAAAGTAGACTTGACTTTGAACGAGGCAAGAATCGAGATGGCCAGGAGAACGACGAGTGAGCACCGAGGAGGGACGATGAAGATCACCGCAAAGAAGGCTCTGGACGCACTGGTTGCCAAGGGTTTGGCCGAGTCCTGGCGGAAGTTCAGGGTCAAGGAGTCACCACTGAAGATGCTGGGAAGGAAAGGCTTCGACGAGTTCAGCGTGACCAGCCTGAAGGTCAACGGCGCCAAGTTCCGCCTGAGCAGCGAGAGCTGGTGCAAGCAGAGCTTCCTGATCTTTTCCTTCGACACCTTCGAGGCCGCCTGTCAGGTGCGGGACGTCCTCAAGGAGGCCGGAGGAAAGCCAAGGTTTATCGGTTGGACCTGCGGCGAGGCTCGTGAGAGACTGCAATTGCAGGTCTACTTCTTCAAGGCCTCCAGGTGGTGGGAGTATGAGTATGGACTATGAGTATGGCTCTCGTTGACGACGAAAAGCGCACGTGGGTCACGGTCAGGTATGCTGACTAGGGAGCATCTGGCGGTGGACAACGAGTCATCCGCCTCCTAGCATACTGTCAGGAGGTGAGTATGATGGACACTACCGACTATGAGCTTCTGCGACGGCTTGGCATCAGGCTGGAGGTCGATTCCGAAGGCTACTGGGAAATACCCTCGGAGGCAATGGTTCTCGTCGACGAGAACGACGAGTGACCTAGAAGTGTGACTCGTAGCTGCGTCTCTCGGGGATGAAGGCGAGGGTCATGGCGTCGGCCCAGTCAGGGCTCTGCCCAAGCCTGTCGCTGATCTTGTCTTTCGTCTCCAGCACCGTCCTGCCACGCATGTCTATCCTGAACTCCGGCAGCCGCAGCTCGGCAAGGATCGCCGCCTGCTGCTCCGTCGGCAGCATGGCGACGCTGATCTTCCTCGCCCTGGCCAGATCCCTAAGGTTTATCCAGAGCTCCGTCCGCTTGTTGGGGACGTAGAGGTCCATGTCCTCGCTCGGTTTCTGGGCGTTGTTGACTTCAATGAACCTGTACCGTGAGCTGCCCGTGCCGGCGAGGTCGCAGACCCCGCCGCCGACCCCCGTTCCGTCGATGTGGATCGGCACGGTCGTCCCGCTGTGCCCCTTCGTCTGCCACCTGTTGGCCAGCTCCTTGAGCCTGTTGGCGGTCTGCACGATGCTGTAGCCGTGGTGGCTCTCGACGTGGACGAGGTTGGGCCCACGGCGCACGGCCATGACGGTTGCGCAGGACCCGTACCGTGCCACGTCGCAGCCTATGGCCACCCTGTACGACAGGTCGTCCCTGATCGGCAGCCTCAGGTTCTCCAGGTCCGTGTCGGACCAGAGGCTGTAGTCGGACTGCCTCGGGTACTTCCCGAGAATCTGAACCTCGAAGAGCGGGTTCTCCGGAACCCAGAGCCCGCCGTCGAACTCGAAGGCCTGGTCGGCCTCGTGCGGCTCGGCGGCACGGCACTCGCTGCGCACACGCTCCGCCACCGTGCTGAAGCTGATTGCGCCAGGCACGACCTCACGCCTCTCGACGACGTTGGGGTGCTCCAGCGCAGACATCCTGAGCACGTTGTACCTGCCCGTCTGGCTCTCCACCCACATCGGGCAGGACCTCGTGTACGGGTTACTGATGCCGAGGAAATAGTGGTTTTTCCGGCCCGCCTCGAACATGGAGTGGGCACGCTGCCAGAACACGTCCTCTATGCCGCTGGCCTCGTCGAAGATGATCAGGATGCCGCCCGGGCTGTGCTTGCCCTGGAAGGCGTCGCCAGAGCTCGTGGCCAGGCCCTTCACCCACCAGTCGTGGGCACGCTGGAGCGAGCTCGCCTTCGGTGCGAAGTGCGGGCTGCCGGCCAGTATGCGCCGCATCTCCTTGAATATGATCTCGTTGATCTGGCGTGAGACGGGCGCCGTCACCATGCCTATTGAATTGGGGTGGGTCTCGAAGAACCAGCACGCCAGGAGGGCGGCCAGCATGGACTTGCCGACCGAGTGGGCCGCCTCGACGATGGTCGGGCGGTTGGTGAGGACGGAGTCGAGGACCCTGAGCTGGTCAGCGGTCAGACTGAGGCCCCTCGCCCTCGCATAGGCCCTGATGTCCCTTGGGGGCATCCGCTGGGCCGGGCTCGCCGCCCGCTCCGCCTGCGACCTCAGTTGCGACAGTTGCCGCCTCATCCGACGCACGCTGGACATCCGGAACGACCTCCGGCGGGGCGATCCCGCCAACCAGTTTCCTGAGCTCGGCCATCTCCCTTCGCAGGGCCGCCAGCTCCGCCCTCGAGTCGCCCCAGCGCTCGGGGTACTTCCTGCTGAGGAACCACTGGAGGTAGCG